CGTTCCCTTTCAAAAGTTTGGGCGGGAGACAATTCCCCCGCCCGTTCGTTCAAATCGTCAAATCAAGCCCGGCGGCAAGCTTTGCCCGTTCTGCCGCCTCGGCCTTGCGCCGGGCCAGTTCTGCCTCGGCCTTTTCCTTGAAGGCGTCCGGGTTCCGGGCAATGATCGAGTCGAGGATCTTTTCCCGGTCCGCCGCCTCGGCGTCGGTGATTTTCGCCTTGTAAACGTCCTTCGATTGCGTCTCTTTCAACAGGGCCTGTGCAAACTGGCGCATGATCTTGGCCAACTCGTCCACGCCGCCGCCAACGCGCCGCGCACTCGTCACGCCTTCATAGTACCCGGCAATCATGTCCGCGACCTTTTCATGCTTGTCCGCCGCCGTCTTGTCACTCCCGCCAGTCGCGTCATTGAACCGGCGCTGCGTTCCATACCGCAACAGGTCAAGCAAGGCATTATCCGGAAGCTTTGCCGGGTCAATCGTGAAGACCTTCCCCGCGACAGTCGTTTCAAGCATTGCGCCGCGCAGGGCTTCCGAGACTTTCTGTCCAATCGTAGTCATGTTCGTTCCTTTCGTTCTGGGCGATATTGCCCGGAGGGGGGAAAGCGTACCCTCCCGCCGCCATGCAATACCTTACCATTCGCCGTAAATCTTGCCCGACTCGTCAAGCCAGATGTCAGCCGAGTATTCATAGCGGCCGTCGGTAAATTTCACGATGATTACGTTAAACTCCCTTTCCCATGCCAACACTTCCATATGGTCAAAGCGGGCTTCCAAGTAAGCCTGAGCCGAGTCAAAGTTCAAATGGTCTTTCATGTCCGTTTCCTTTCGTTTCAATACCCACAACATAAGCGAGTCGTGGGACCATGTCAAGACCAGCCCGCAAACTTTTTTATCCACCTTCTCCCGTCCCCCTGCCCGCTACCCTACCCACCCACCCCCTCGCTTCACTTCCCCTTCCCTGCCGAGGGGGCCTTTCGCCGGTACCCCAGGGGGCTCGCGGTTATGCATCCCCCTCGCAAGTTACACACGATTTTCACTGGGAACCAGCTCCCACCCTCCTTCCTTCTTTTCTCCTCCTTCCCCTCCGAGCTGGCCCCTTGCTTCCCGGCCCGCGCCGAGCTATACTGGCCCAAATTCCAAAACCTCTTAGGAGCCCCTCATGGACCTAGACCTCGACATCGCGCCGCGCACGCGGGGCAGGGCCGCCAAGCAGATCGCGGCTTTTCACGATAGGGACCTCGGACCTGCAGACCTCGCCACCCTTTCCTCGGAGCGCGGGACTCGGCCCTCCGCCCTCGTTAAGATCCGTGACCGCCATCACCTGCTCGCGCGTCTTATTGCCGCAGGTCAGACGATACAGGCCTGTGCCGCAGTGACTGGTTATACAGTTTCGCGCATCTCCATCCTGAAGGACGATCCGGCCTTCGAGGAACTCATCGGCTTCTACAAGGACCAGGTCGATGAGAAGTATTTCGACATGCACGAGCAGCTGGCTGGCCTCTCCGCCGATGCCCTGGCCGAACTTCGTGACAGGCTGGAGGATGAACCTGATGCTTTTTCTACTGGGCAGCTCCTCGACATCCTGACAAAGACCGCCGACCGCGTAGGCTTCGGGCCTTCCGCCAAGACTGAGGTCTCCGTTAACATCGGCATCGCCTCACGTATGGACGCCGCTCGCCAGCGGATGAAGACTATCAACGCCATGCCGGAGCTCGACATCGAATGAGCGATCCCCTCAACGACGAGCTTCTGTCCCTTCTGGCCTACTACTCAGATAAGCCCGACGAGTTCGTCCTGTGGGCTTTTCCATGGGGCGAGCCTGGGACCGAACTCGCCAAGTTTCCGGCGCCGGATCCATGGCAGCTGGAACTACTCCGCGACATTCGTGAGGGGCTTATCTCGATCGACCAAGCCATTCAGCTCGCGCGAACTTCCGGCCACGGCATCGGCAAGTCAGCCCTCGTCGCCATGCTCATCTGGTGGGCTGTCTCCACCATGCCCGACACCAAGGGCGTCGTCACGGCCAATACCGAAAACCAGCTCAAGACAAAAACCTGGGTCGAGGTCGCAAAGTGGCACCGCCTTTTCATCGGCAGGCACTTGTTCAAGTTCACCGCCACAGCCATTTTCTCGGCAGACCCTGAGCACGAAAAGACCTGGCGTATCGACATGGTGCCGTGGTCTGAGCGCAACACCGAAGCTTTTGCAGGTATGCACAACCAGGGCCGCCGCATCCTCGTCGTGTTTGACGAAGCCTCGGCCATCCCTGACGTTATTTGGGAAGTAACCGAGGGCGCCCTTACCGACGAAAACACCGAGATCATTTGGTGCGTTTTCGGCAACCCAACTCGGAACAAGGGCCGCTTCTATGAGTGCTTCGACCGGGGCAAGTTCGCCCACCGCTGGCGCAGTCGCAAGATCGACTCCCGCTCGGTCGCCATCACGAACAAATCCCAGCTCCAGCGTTGGGTCGATGACTACGGCGAGGACTCCGACTTCGTGCGCGTCCGCGTTAGAGGTGAATTTCCCGGCATCGACATCGAGTCCTTTATCTCAATCAACGACGCCCGAGCCTCAGCCGAGCGGCCCCATGCCAACGACAATAATCCCTGGCCTGTTGTCCTCGGTGTTGACGTGGCTCGCTTCGGTGACGACTACTCAGTCATCTATCCGCGACAGGGCCACGACGCTCGCTCGCGGGAGCCTGAAATTTATGCCAAGCTCGACAACGTTCAGCTCGCCCGCAAGATTGTAGTCGCCATGGACCGCTACCAAGCCTCGGTCGTTTTCGTTGACGAGACCGGCATGGGCGGCGGCGTCGTTGATATACTGCGCCACATGTCCGTTAACGTAGTGGCGGTTAACTTTTCCGCTCAACCCGATGGCGTCAATTCCGAGTCCGGCGTCAAGTACGCAAACAAGCGAGCTGAAATCTGGGGCGCCATGCGCGACTGGCTTCGCACCGGCCTCATCCATCCGTTCGAGGTGCCCGGTTCCGATCGCACCCTCGTTGATGAAATCTCCGACCCCCAGTACGGCTTCAACGGCCGTGATGCCATTCAGCTGGAAAAGAAAGAAGACATGCGCCGCCGTGGTGTGCCGAGCCCTAACATCGCCGACGCCCTCGCTTGCACATTCGCTTTCCCAATGCTCGCGCCTCCGGTCGATCCCTTTGGAAAGCCTCTGCAAGAAAAAGCCGTGCAGTACGACGATTACAACCCCTACCAAACAGGAGTCTATCAATGACCTTCGGCCCCAAAGTTGAAAAAACCCCCAATCCGGCCTACGCAGCAACCACCGCTGACGCCAATGCTGATACCTCTGTCGGCGGGATGCAGGGAACTCTCCTCGCCCGCAGCCTTCCATCCTTCACCGTTTCGGGCCTGACCTCCACCGCCCGTTCTGGCCGTAAGTCTCTTCTCGGGAGCGCATGATGCCGAAGAAAATTAGCGCCGAGGCGCATGGAAAAATCAAAGCCATGCTCGCTAGCATGGACACAGAATGGAACGACTGGAAGCCGCACTACAAGCTTCTGGCCGACTACCTTCTGCCCCGGCGCTATAACTGGCTTTGCAGCCCGACCGAACGCCGCTCGAGGATGACCAAGAACCCCAACATCCTCGATGCGACCGGCACTACTGCAGCACGCATTCTCGCGGCCGGCCTCATGAACGGCATCACTTCCCCCAGCCGTCCATGGTTTAAGCTCCGCACAGGGGACATGGCGCTCGACGCTGACCTCATCGTGCAGCGTTGGCTTGACGAGGTCCAGCGCCGTATGCTTCGCATCATGGCTGACTCAAACTTCTATAACGCCATGGCCGTCATGTACCTCGACCTTGTCGTCTTCGGCACAGCCACCATGATCGTTTACGAAGACTTCGAGACCGTCGTGCGCTGCTACAATCCAGCCTGTGGCGAATATACCCTGGCCCAAAACGATGCCCTCAAGATCGACACCTTTGCCCGCAAGTTTGACTACACACTTCGCCAGGTCGTTCAGCGTTGGGGCGAAGAAGCTTTGTCAGAAGTCCACCGGGCCAAGTACAAGCTCGGCGGCGCGCACCTCTCCCACACCATTACCATTCGCCACCTCATCGAGCCCAACCGGCCCGACACCGGTATCCCCTCGAAGTTCAAATTCCGCGAAGTTTACTGGGCAGAGGGGGCCCCGGCCGGCGAGCTTCTCGACCACCGCGGCTACAACGAGTTCCCGGTCCTTGCGGCCCGTTGGGAAACCACTGGCAATGACCCATATGGCACCTGCCCTTCCATGGA